ACTTACTACATTATCTGCGAAGGTATATTTTTCTTTTCCGGTTTTGCAATGCTACTTTCTTTTAATAGACAAAACAAGCTGCCGGGAATTGGAGAACAAATTCAATACACACTTCGTGATGAAAGTCTACATATTAAATTTGGAACCAATTTGATTAATAGAATTAGAGAAGATAATCCAAAAGTTTGGACTAAAGCATTTGAAAAAGAAACTTTAGAACATATAGACAAAGCTATGGAACTTGAACTTGCCTATGCAAGAGATGTTCTTCCAAATGGCATTCTAGGATTGAACTCTGAAATGTTTATTGACTATGTTCAATTCATAGCAAATAGAAGACTAGAAAATCTAAATTTACCAAGCCCTTATGAAGATACCAAAAATCCATTTCCATGGATGAGTGAAATAATTGACTTGGAAAAATGCAAGAACTTTTTTGAAACTCGCGTAACTGAATATGCAGTAGGAAATATAGAGGACGATTTTTAATATGAAGAGTAAGCTAGTAGAGGAATACTCAGCAAAAGGCGAAATAAGCAAAGTAGTTTATCAAGATGATTCTCCAATTCATGGATTGGGATTGTTTGCTAAAGAAGATATTGCAAATAAAACTTTTATTCATGACACACATATTTGGAGCAATATGGCTAATAGCTATATAAACCTCAAACCTAATTGTATGTACAATCATAGTACCAAACCCAACTGCAAAGTCAGCAAGACAGGCAACAGGATTAGACTTGAAAGTACAACATCTATAAAAAAGGGCGATGAACTTCTCGTAAACTATAATCAAAACCCTGACATAGAATTGCCACAAGAAGATTGGATAAATTGATGGAACTTGGTTACAAACATTTTGAAACTAAACTATTGTATGACTCCGCTAAAGCTCCAACTAAAGGTCATATGAACGATGCTGGTTGGGACTTATACGCTTTTGAAACAATCTCTATACCTGCTGGATCAACCGTTCTTGTCTCTACTGGTGTTGCTATAGCCATTCCTAAAGAGCATGTCGCCTTAATCTGGGATAGGTCTTCAATGGGAGTCAAAGGCGTTCATAGACACGCAGGAGTTATAGACTCTAATTATAGAGGTGAAGTAAAAGTATGCCTGCACAACACAACAAAAGAACCGTATCATATAGATAGAGGCGATAGGATCGCACAAATGTTAATACAAAAAGCCCCAAACTTTATACAACATGTAGTTCAAGAACTAGACTCTACAAACAGGGGCGATGGAGGGTTTGGTTCAACAGGTAAGTAGTATGGCTAGAAAAAAGAATAATGAGTCAGGATATACTACTAGACGGAAGGCTTTAAAGCCTAAAACGGAAAACCAGACAGAGTACATCAAAATCATATCAGAAAATGATGTAACTTTTTGCACAGGTCCAGCAGGTACTGGTAAAACAGCAGTAGCGGTTGGTTTAGCTTGTGATTATTTATTAGACAAAAGAGTTGAAAAGATAGTTGTTACTAGACCTGTAATTGAGTCTGGTAGAGGATTAGGTTTCTTACCCGGAACTTTTGAAGAAAAAATTCATCCATATTTAGTTCCTGTGCTAGAAGAGATGCAGTATAGGCTGAATACCAATAGGGTTCAAGCATATAGAGAAGAAGGAAAAATTGAAGTTGTTCCTTTGGAGTATATGAGAGGTAGAAACTTTCACAACTGTTTTATGATATTAGATGAAGCTCAAAATGCTACGTTTGAACAACTAAAAATGTTCATAACTAGAATTGGATGGGATTCAAAAGCTGTTATTAATGGCGACATCGACCAAACAGACTTGCAGAACAAAGATCGAGGAGGGCTAGAAGAATTCCTCGAACGGCTTGAAGGAGTTGATGGTGTTGGTATTGCTGAATTAACAGAAGCTGATATAATTAGGAACAAGATTATTTCTCGTATTCTGGATGCACTTTACGACTAATGCCTACTTACGACTACCTATGTAACGAATGTGGTTGTGAATTCGAGCAATCTCATGGATTCGGCAAGAAGCCAAGTCCGTGTGAAAGTTGCGGGTCTTCAGATATTAAGATTGTAATAAACCAAGTTCCAATGGCCTTCGTAAAGGGCGAAGCGAAAACTTTAGGCCAGCTTGCTGATAGAAATACCTCTAAGATGGGTAGCTATGAACTTAGCGAAAAAAGAGCGAAGCAAGAAGAAGGAAACCTGAAGAAACAGAAATCTAAGGATTGGTGGCAGAAATCTGGAAGTGCTAACTCTTCAGATATAAACAAAATGTCTACCTCTCAAAAGGCCAAGTATATCAAAGACGGAAAAAAATGAGCGAAAAAGAAATCATTATCGTCGAAGACTTAGAATACAAAGAGGTCACTTGTGCAGATTGCGAAGAGCCTTTACTAAATCTTTTGAGAAAATCTAAATCTGATAAGAAATGTAGATTGCTCGTAAACTGCCCTTACTGTAGTGGCCAAAGCTGGCTGATCGAAATGAAAGGTGACTACTTTCAAGCACCGGCTGAAGGTTTAGGTCTTGGAGCGATGGACGAAAACAATGACACTTTTATTTTGGATATGGTGAAGACTGATGCCTGATGAAGATATTTCAGAATTTGTAGACAACATAGATGTTGTTTATACTTTCTATGACAAAGATGGAACGATTGTAGAAGATAAGGTTGAAGGATCTTGCGCCTACATTGCAACAGTGAACCAAAAGGTAAGCTACTGGGTAAAAACTTTTCGCAATTCACTCTTTGATCCTCAAGGAATGGATGCAAGCAAGATAAACTCAATTCACACTAAGTTTACCAAAACAAATAAAGAATCTTTTGACTATTACGTTAAGTATTTAACAAACAAACAACGTAATGATTTTACTTGGGCTAGCAGAGGAATGATTGATGTCTAAAAAGAAGAAGACAGGAAAACTTACTAAGGTAGAAAAATTCTACATAGAAAACAATCTCGACAAGGATATTGCGGATGTAGCTAATGACCTGAACAGAACTGAATCATCAGTTAATAAATATATTGACTCAATAGAGGAAGAAAAAGATACAGGTCATATCGCAAGTAGCAAACAAGATCCTGATGTCAGCAATCTAATGGGCTACAATGATCGTGGTTCTACAGTTATGACTCCAGCCGCTTCAGAGCGTTCAGACGATACAAGAACAACGCGCGTCAATACCGGCAAATACGAAGGCATTATTCACACGATCAAAGAAAAATGAGCGTTTTTGTAAGCAAAGAATTAGATACTTATATCAGCATTTACTCTGATTCTAATCCAATCTGGATAGCCACATTGTCAAATGATGAAGTCATTTATCAGGACGATGGCAGGCCAGACGTAGAACCAGCAAGTGCTTGGTTAAGAATGAAACAGTATTGCAAAGAAAATGATTTGCATATAACCAATATGAAGGTTAGAAATAGATCTCATATTGAAGATGCTGGTTCAAACTATGATGGCTACTTCTTCTGCAAAGGAGCAGGAGCTTTGATGTTTGGGGACTTTACTGTCCACACGTTTAATATAGGTGTATTAGAAAACGGAAAGCTTAGAGTTAGAACTTGGAGACTTCCTGAACTAATACCAGAAAGATTTGAAGAGAGAGATCCCTACGAGGCTTCTCCTGAATGTTTGATAATTAAGAAGGGTGCATTGGATGAACAAAGGTTACAAGCATCGGACGACAGGCCAATCATGTAACGCCGCTCAGTACATAGCAGAGCTATGTTGTTTAAGAGAAGCAGAAAAAGAGAATGTTGGTAGACCAGCATATGCTTTATGGAATACTGAAAAGTGGCAAAAGAAATATAAAAGCCAAGTAACAAAGGCTTATAATCTTCTCAACAAATATAGCGACAAAGCTATCATCAACGCCTTAAACTCTTATAAAGGCAAAAGAATATACTCTCTGCGTGTTAAGTTTCTTGAACCAATCATAGAGGCTGAGCAAAAAAAGATAGATAAAATAAACAGCAAAGAAATTAAAGAAATAGAATATAAAGACGCCACCTTAGAAAAACCAAGACAGCCTTTTGGTAAGAAAAGTAGACTATCAGAACTAGAGGACTTTGATAATGAGTGATGCAGCATTAAAAAATATTACGAAAAAGTATGGAAACATTCTCGTTAACGGAGCTGATGTTTTTCAAGAACTACAAGACATGCAGGTTATTCCCGTTAGTCCTTCTCTAGACTATGCTCTTGGAGGTGGTTTTCGTGAAGGAACTTGGATTCAAATGATTGGAGATCCAAAGTCTGGTAAAACCACAACCGCCTTGCAGTTCGCAGCTAACTGTCAGAAAAAAGAATATGGAGAAAGACCTATCTTCTATGTGAATGTAGAAGGAAGATTAAGTACAAAAAACTTTGAGGGAGTTCATGGTCTAGAGGCTAGTAAGATTACTGTTGTTCAGTCTGAAGGAGAAACCCTTAGCGCAGAAAAATATTTAGGCGCTGTAGAAAAGATTGTTAAATCGCATCCTAATTGTGTCGTCATCATTGATTCGATATCTAGTTTTATAGCACAGAAGGATTTAGATGAAGAAGTTAGAGGCGACTATAGGCCGGGAGTTCCTAAGATACTATCTAACTTCTGCAAGAAAATGAGCAGTGTAGTTCCTAAACAAAAAGCTATCATCATTATGATCACGCACTTCATTGCTAATACTGGCGGTATGGGCAAAAAGAAAGTTGCTGATGGAGGTGTGAAGGTTCGCTATCAAGCAGATACTATTTTAGAGATTGCTTGGATTCAGGCATGGAAAGAAAAAAATGATGGTCGTCAAATCGGCCAAGCCCTTCACTGGAAGGTGGTGACATCTGCTCTTGGTGGATTTGTAGGCTCTGAAGCTATTGGTTGGCTTCGTTACGGTATAGGTATTGATTACAAGCAAGAACTGTTCGATCAAGCAAATGACTTTGATTTAATCTCAGCGGCTGGAGCATGGTACACTTGCGACTTTTTGGTTGATGACACCAAGCCAATTAAAAAGTTGCTAGAATCCGAAGGCATCGACAAAGAAGATGAAGAAAAAATTACCAAGCTGGTCAAGTTTCAAGGACAACAAAGACTAAGAGACTTCCTTGACGCGAACGATCTCTGGCCTGCTTTGCAGAATTCATTAAAGGAAATGTTGTTTTGAAGGCCGTAGGTTTTGATGGCCGAGAAAGAAATTGGAACCTGTCAAAGTGCGTAGTTTCAGGGGATCAGACAAGACCTCGAAGTAAATTACATATTTTGGCAAGAAAACTACTTCGACAAGAGTTTCCGTATGATACAATCCTTGAGGAAGTGCCGCTTGCCGGTTCTCACAAGCCATCGAGAAGGTCTACTCTGTATGTTGACTTCCTTATACCGTCTCATTCGCTGGCGGTAGAAGTTCATGGGCGACAACATTTTGAATTCGTTGCTCACTTTCATGGAGACAGAAAAGGTTTCAGAAAGTCGAAAGCTAGAGATCGTGACAAAGAAAACTGGCTCAATAACAATAACATAGATTTGATTATATTAAGTTATTCAGGTACTGAAGATGAATGGAAACAATCTATTATCAATAGATAAGCTAGATGAATTCATGGATAAGTTAGACAATTACATGTCTGACATTATTTATGTTGAACCAAATCCAGAAATAGAAAGGGTTCTTTCACTAACTAGCTTTGAACTCAAGTCTCTAACACCAGAAGAGTGTTGCGAAAAAGCCTATGCTATATACAACTATTGCAACTTCTTGCAAAAAAAGCACAACAAAGAATTGGCTAGAGCTAGGTGGTGTGAAGAATTTATAAACTATGCAGTCTCAAAAGTTTCAAACCAGTTCGATAAGTACACTAAGTGGGAAGTCAAAGTAAACTCTGTAATAAGAGAGGACGACTTTGTGCAAAAGGTTTGGAGAGTCAAGAGAGTCATAGATGGAAGTGTGACTTCTTCTTCGGAAATAATTAGAGATATTAGAAAACAAGCAGATACGTTACTCGAACTTAGCAGAAGAAAGCAGAGTAGAGGTTAATTATGTCACCATTAGAAATGATAAAGAACGGATTACTCAACAATGATCTTAAAGAAATTGCTCAAGGTTATAATGCCCTCACGGGAGAAAGCATCTCAATCGGAGACGAAGAACCAATCGCAGAAATGCCAGAAGCACCTAGAAGTCAACCATACGCAGAAACCGAACAGCCACCAGTGCAGGTGCGGTCGTCGGACTTAGACTTCTCAGTAAAACCAAGAGAAGAACAACAAACAAAATATGGAAGAAGACAATCAATACAAATTGGGGAAAATAAGTTTGTTGATAATGGAACGGAAGCAAAGGGCGCTGAGTTTGAAACTCCCGATGTTCCTCTAACTCCTAGAAGATCTCCTGTGAAGATGGTTGAAGTTACTTGCCATAATTGTGGAAAAAAAGAAGAGATTAATCCTAGATACAAAGTAGGTACTTATCATCGTTGCAGTGAATGTTTAGGTTAAGCAGATTAAATGAAAAAAGAACTTAGTGATGTTGTTTCAGAAAGAGCCGTGCTTGCTGGCTTGATACGGCATGGAAAAAATGCTTTTATTGATATTGATGGAAAACTAAACGAAGGATCGTTTACGTTAGAAGAAAACACGATAATCTGGAGTTGTCTTGCGAAGCTATTTGATACTTCAGATACAGTTGATTTGTCTAGCCTTTATGCGGCGGCAAAATCAATAGACTTAGACTCAGTCTTCATGAAGCGTGTTCCTAAAGACTACTACAAAACCCTTCAGTCTATAAACGTAGAATTAAGCAATGTTAAGGAACATGCAAAAATTTTAGTTAAGTACGCGATAGCTAGAGAAGTAGATAGGAAAGCAACGCAAATAAAATCAAACATCAGGGATATTAATATCGCTGACAGTACACCGACTGGAATAGTTAGTGTAGCTGAGGCAGCTGTGTTCAACCTAATTGATGATTTTCATGGGCAAGCAGAAAATGAACCCACCGACATTGGAGAAGACATTGACGACTACATTCAAAGCTTAATTGATAATCCTAAAGAAATGATGGGTCTAAGTACAGGGTTTCCACGTTTCGATAAAGCTATTGGTGGAGGCTTAAGAAGGGGAAATGTTGATTTAATTGCAGCCAGAGCTAAAGCCGGTAAGAGTTTGTTTGCAGATAGTGTAGCATTGCATGTTGCTGGAAGTCTTGGAATACCAGTTTTGATGTTAGATACAGAGATGTCTAGAGAAGATCACATTCATCGACTACTAGCAAATATGTCCGATATAGAAATAAACGACATATCCACTGGTCAATTTGGAAAGTCTAGTGGTCTACAAGAGAGAATAAAACAAGGCGTAGAAAAACTAAAAGATCTTCCCTACAAATATGTCACAATAGCTGGAACAAGCTTTGATGAAACGCTTTCTATTATGAGAAGGTGGTTAAGAAGAGAGGTTGGTTATGACGAAAACGGCAACACCAATCCATGTTTAGTAATTTATGACTACCTGAAACTTACAAGCTCTGCACAAATGAACGACATGAAAGAGTTTCAAGCTCTTGGATACCAGATGCAACAACTTGTGAACTTTACTATTAAAGAAAAAGTTCCATGCTTATCGTTTGTGCAGTTAAATAGAGATGGAATTACCCGTGAGTCAGAAGATGTTATTAGTGGGTCTGACAGGTTGTCTTGGTTTTGCAGCAGCCTAACTATCTTCAAAAAGAAATCAGAAGAAGAGCTAGCAGAAGACGCTGGAGAAAGCGGAAATAGAAAATTGGTTCCACTAATAGCTCGTCATGGAGGAGGTTTAGCAGACGACTTTGATTACATTAACATGAGCCTCAATGGTGCTTTTGGAAGAATAGACGAAGGGTTCACAAAGTCAGAGTACATTCTAGCTAATAAAAAACAAAAAGAAGGATTTGAGAACGAAGTTAGCGATAGAGAGGAAGGCTTTGTAGTTGAGGAGGAAATTGATGAAGACAAGCCTTTCTAAAACAAAGCTTTCAGCGAAAGAATTAAAGAAGCTTTCAGACAAAGCCGCAAAGAGAATTTGCTTTATACTTTTTCATTTTGGTTACAGGTCGAATGATTGTGGCGATAATGTGTTCTGTCCCTGTCCAATACATGGCGGAGACAATCCAACTGGCTTCTCTATGAACACTGATGAATCTAGTACATACTTTGGAAATTGGGCGTGTTGGACTAATCATTGTCACGAAGAACATATAAACACGCCGATAGGTCTTATTAGAGCATTGATGTCAATAAAAGAAGACCGAGAGGTTAGCTTTCAAGAGGCTATTGAGTACACAATAAAGTTAACCGAAACGGATTTAGATACTTTAGCAAAAGAATCAGAAGATTTTGAGTTCGACACATGTGATTCAAAAACAGAAAGAGAACACCAAAAAAGACAAAGGAATATAGATGGTGGTGTTGCAAGAGAAAAAGTTAGGTCTTCATTGGTTATACCGCCAGAGTATTATATTAAAAGAGGATATACAGCTGAGGTATTAAATCAATTCGACGTAGGTACTTGCCCAAGAGCTAAGAACCCTTCCATGAGAGACAGAGTCATTGTTCCTGTTTATGATGATGATTTTGATTGCATGGTCGGCCATCTTGGTAGGGCGCAGCACGAAAATTATCATGGTAGGAAGTGGGTTAACTCAGAGGGTTTTTATACTGGAGTTTGGCTCTATGGCTATTGGCTATCAAAGCCATTCATAAACAAAGCTAAATCAGTTATATTAGTTGAAGGACAAGGTGATGTCTGGAGGTTGTGGGAAGCTGGGATAAAGAATGTGGTTGGCATTTTTGGTGCGAGCTTGTCTGATGCTCAAATGAGAATATTAGAAACATCTGCTGCCCTTACTATTATCCCCCTAACAGACAATGATGAAGCTGGGATCAAAGCAAAAGAGTCAATCAAGAAGAAGTGTGGTAGGATGTTTAATATAGTGGAAGTTGACCTACCAGCCAAAGATGTTGGCGAACTTTCTGTATCTGAAATAAATCAAATCATAAAACCACAAATTGAGGGTCTATACAATGACTAGAATAATTGGATTTTCTGGAGCCAAACAAAGCGGCAAAACTACTTGTTGCAAATTTCTTCATGGCTATCAAATGAGGCTGTTTGATTCAATAGAAAAGTTCTTGATGGATACGGATGGTTGTCTTATTATCAATGCCATCTATATGGATGACAAAGGAGAAGAAACTGAAGGACTAGGCATCTTAGATATTGACCGGAGAGATCCTGAATTTATTGAATATGCATCGACCAAGATATGGCCTTTCGTGCAGTCTTTTAGTTTCGCAGACCCATTGAAGGCTATTTCAATGCAGTTGTTTGGTCTAACTGAAGAACAATGTTTTGGAAGTGACGAACAAAAGAACACACCCATTAATATTAAGTGGGAAAACATGCCGCTTCATGGAGACAGATCTGGATTCATGTCGGCAAGAGAATTTTTACAATATTTTGGAACAGATGTCTGTAGAAGAATCAAAGATAGCATTTGGGTTGATAGCTGCATAAAGAGAATACTACAAAGCGGAACAGAACTGGCTATTGTTCCAGATGTTAGGTTTCCTAATGAAGTGAAAGCAATACAAGAAGCTGGAGGTAAAGTAATAAGACTTGATAGAAAACCTCACGAAGACGAGCATCCTAGCGAAATCGCTTTGGATACCTACAAAGGTTTTGACTATTATGTCAAAAACCACGACATGACAATCGACGAAACCAACATGAAACTGCTAGATATCCTAAAGGAGTGGGGATGGCTACAAACAAAAAGTTTATAAGTGTTCCATGGGATGACAGGATGGTCACCCGTGCAAGAAAAAAAGCTAATCAACTTGGAAAGATAAACAATTCTATTCTAAAGGGTGGCGGCAATGCCGCTGGCTATCTAGGAGAGGAAGCTGTAGCTGCTTATATAAAAGCTGAAATAATTAGCTGCAATGATGGAAATGATAAATATGATTATGACATATGGTCTAATGATGAACGCAGAATAGAAATAAAAACTAAAAGAAGAACAGTTGAACCAAGAGACTACTATGATGTGTCAGTTGCTAAAACGAGTGCGCATCAAAGACCTGATCTCTACATTTTTGTAAGTATAGAATTTGAAGATATGAAGATGGTCAAAGGTAAGCGTGCTTACTATGGCATCAAAAACATTTGGATAGTAGGGCAGGCAGAGCCTGAAGATTATTTTTCTAGAGCCAAAATTTGGAGAGCTGGAGACATTGATAAACGAAATGGTTTCAAAACACATGTAGATATGTACAACCTGCCCATATCGGAAATAGATGAGTTAGATGATAGTTTGCTACCACAGGAGCAGTAGTCTTGGAACGCTAGAGTTTTGCCAGCAAAAATATTTTTTGCAGTACAACCTATCCTTTAAAGACAAGACCAACAAAAAAGCCTTAATGGGTACTATTACCCATAAGGTCATGCAGACCCTTGGAGACAAGAAGGTTGCTATAAACAAAGGTCTAGACATTGTAGAGGATGAAGAAACAGGAAAAAACTTGACGCTAGAAGAATGTGATGACCTAAAGCTCTTAAACGACATTGCTTTTGATTATTACAGTAGCGCTTTTCCAGAGGTCGATATAACAGAAGCAGACAGAAGGAAATGTCTTAAATGGGCAGAAAAGGCAGTAGCCTACAGAGACGGGATGCTAGACCCAAGAAACCAAAACGTATTTGCTACTGAGCTATTTTTTGATATTGAAATTAAGCAACCATGGGCTAAATACAAATATGAATTTGAAGGAGAGACAATAGAAGGATACTTATCAATCAAAGGAACTGTTGACCTCATTCTAGAACATGGCGATGGTTACTACGAAATATTAGATTACAAGACCGGAAAGAGAATAAATTGGGCGACAGGAGAAGAGAAGACCCACGAAAAATTGCAGAAGGACACGCAATTGCTTCTGTATTATTACGCCTTGAAAAACATGTATCCAGACAAAGAATTTTCAGTCAGCATCTACTACATTAATGATGGCGGATTGTTCTCAATGGTATTTGATGAAGAGGATTATAAAAAAGCAGAACAAATACTCAGAAAGAAGTTTGAACAAATAAGAGATATAGAACAACCAAAACTTCTATCTAATGAAAATAAGCATTGGAAATGCCAGAAGTTATGCAAGTTCAGCCAGCCCTATAAAGAAGGTGCTGAAAAAAGTGTTTGCCAATACATTAGAGACCAGATAAAGGGTCGAGGTATTGTCGAAGTTGTTGAAAAGTTTGGAAAAATTGACAAGATCGCCACTTACGGAGATGGCGGCGGAAGATTAGCAGAAGATAATAAAAAATGAGTTGGACTCCATTACACCTACACACCCACTATAGTTTACTAGATGGCCTTTCTAAGCCCTCACAGGTCGCCTCACGCTGTTCAAAGCTTGGCTATACCTCCTGTGCCATAACTGATCACGGCACGATATCTGGAGCTGTGGCCTTCACACAGGCAATGAAGAAAGAGAACATCAAACCAATACTTGGGTGCGAGTTCTACCTAAGCCAGCAAGATTGCACAATTAAAAACGAGGGAAATAGGAAGCTCAGTCATCTTTGCGTGTTAGCTAAAAACAAGCAGGGTTGGGACAATCTAATCCAAGCAGTATCAAAAAGTAATAATGAAGAAAATTACTACTACAAGCCTAGATTAGACCTCTCTACTCTAGGTCAGTTTTCTGATAACTTGATCGCTTTCTCTGGTCATCTGGGTAGCGATTTAGCTAATGCGATATTTGTTGATATTAAATCTGCATACAATGCTGTAACAATTGACGAAGTCAAAAGATACACCCATCCTGAATGGGATAAACAGGTTCTTGAAGTAGCAAACAAATACAGAGACATATTTGGCAAAGATAACTTCTTCATAGAAATCCAAACTATTGACCAAGAAAATTCTCCTGCTTCAAATTTAGTAGCTCAAGGTTTGAGATACATCGCTAAGAAGTATGGATTCAGGACAGTCGCTACTGCTGACTCTCATTATCCAGAAAAGCAAGATGCTAATGATCAACTCTTATTGCTGTGTTCTTCTTTGAAAACGACACTTCCAAAGATAAGGAAGAAGCTGAAAGAAACTGGGGATGCTGCTTTTACTGGGTTTATGAGATCAAACAATTTTCATATACCCTCACTGGAAGAAATACAGGCTGTTAACACCCCTCAAGAAATCGCAACAGCAATGGAGATTGCTGATATGTGTGAGGAGTATGACATTTTAGGCAAGCCAATGCTTCCTAAATTCAAATGCCCCAAAGAACAAACAGAAGAGCAATATCTCAGAGACCTATGTCGTGATGGATGGAAAAATGTATTAATGCCAACAGGCAAAGTTAATACCCAATCTGCAAAAGATTTATACACAGAAAGAATTAAGGCAGAGCTTGATGTTATTAGTGACGCCAATCTTTCTGGTTATTTTCTAATTGTTAGAGACATTGTTAATAGTGTGCATCAAAGAAATCATATTCCGGGTCCCGGAAGAGGTTCTGCTGCTGGGTGTTTAGTGTCATATTTAGTTGGTATAACTCAAGTAGATCCAATTGAATATGGTTTAATTTTTGAAAGATTTTACAATGCTGGAAGAAATACTGCTGATAGAGTCTCCTTGCCTGATATTGATATTGATGTACCAGCTACTAAACGGGATGAAACCATCGACTACATCCGACAAAAATATGGAAACGAAAGAGTTGGTCAAATGGTAACTTTTGGTAGGCTGCAAGGACGAAGCGCATTAAAAGAAGTCCTGCGTATGAATGAAGCTTGCGGTTTTGAAGAAATGAACAATATAACCAAAAGCCTACCTCATGAACATGAAGTATCCGATCAATTAGCTGAAATGGAGGAGTCTTCTGTTATAAAATGGACTCTAATGAATCAACCTGAATCTTTGCGAGGTTATTGCCGACTAAATGACGATGGTGAACTTGAAGGAGACTACGCAAAAGTATTTCAACAAGCCATGAGAATTGAGGGAACTTTCAAATCTCAAGGAAAACATGCTGCTGGCGTAGTCATATCTTCGCACAACTTAGATCAAGTATGCCCTATGGTCAGAGATAAAAAAGGATCAGAAAAAATTGCTGGTCTTGAAATGAATGATTTAGAAGCTATGGGTCATGTAAAATTCGATATATTGGGAATCTCATTGATGGATAAAATTATGGGTGTGAGAAACCAACTAGAGAAAGCAGATGCATAAAAAAAGCCACAGAGAATCCATAAAAGAAAAGATAACAAACGGAAGGTACGTTGAGTATAGAGGTTTATCTATTTGCAAGATAAATGATTTTTACCCTCTTGCTAACGGGAAAACAAAATACCAAGTTCACTCATATTACTTTAGTGAGCTGTATGAAAATATTGATGAAGCGCTAGATAGATTTTTTGAGATAAGAAGGAAAATTAGATGAACTATAGAGACATAATTGTCTTTGACTTTGAAACTGGATCGAGGAATCCAGATAGAACTCAACCAGTACAAATTGCCGCAGTTGCCATACATGGGCGTAAACTAACGATTCAACCTGATGGTTATTTTAATAGCTTGATGCGTCCAATATTCGACGATGAAGAAGCTTTAGAGCTTGGGTTAGACCCAATAGAAGACGAAGCTCTTGCCGTAAACGGTAAAACAAGAGAAGAGCTAGCAAAGGCTCCATCCGCTAAAACGGTGTGGAAGAAGTTCACTAATTTTGTGAACAAATACAACTTCAAAAAAACACCTTATTACGCCCCAATAGCCGCCGGATATAACATTGTCGGCTTTGACATGCCCATAGTTCAAAGATTATGCGACATGTATGGGCCAATAGACAAGAAAACAGGAAAACAAACTCTGTTTAATAAAATCCACAGAATTGACGTAATGGATAATGTTTGGATGTGGATGGAAAACAATGCTGATGTAAAATCCCTGAGCATGGACTCTATGAGGGACTTATTTGGAATCAGTAAAGAGAACGCTCATGATGCGTTACAAGACGTTAAAGATACCGCTAATCTTATGATTGGATTTATGAAACTACATCGCCGTGTTGCACCTAAAGTCAAATTTGAAAAGGCGTTTGCAGATGGAAACATCCATATATAAAGAAGAAGTTTGGAAGCAATTAAATGCTATTTCAAAAAAGTCTTGGAGAATAGCTTTAAAGCAGTTATTTTCAGACCCAATAAACAGGTCTCAAGTTGACGCTTTGAGAAAAGAAAATAATCTAACAGCAGCTTACGAGTTTGGTGTTTACTCTGGAAAGAGTATAGTAGAAATTGCAAACAATATAGTAGATATTGAAGTTATTTATGGCTTTGACTCTTTTGAAGGTTTGCCAGACAACACTGACAAAGAAAGAAAAGACTCCATAGCAAAATCAGATTTTTACCAATGGAAATCTGGAGATTTCGATGCTTCCAGTCTTTATGAAACCAAAGATGTTAAATCTTTCTTAAGTGAAATTTTTGTAGAAAATCTAAATACGCCAGTGCATTTGATAGAGGGTTGGTTTAGCGAAACTCTCAACAAAGAAACTATAAGAAAATATGACTTGAAGCCAGCGTCTTATATTGACATTGATGTTGATACTTATTCTTCTTGTTGCGAAGTGTTGGACTTTGTTTTCACTAATCAAATTGCCGTCTCTGGAACAGTTATTGGATTTGACGATTGGGGTGGAACTGTCAACTGGAAAACTTTTGGAGATGGTGTTTCCAAATCTTTCGTAGATTCTCTAAAAAAACATGGAGTTGAAGCGGATTTTGTAGTTCAGGTAGGAGCTTTTTATCCTCATGTACATAGGCTATATTTGGTAAGGTAATTGTCTTATGAATACTTTTGATCCACTTAAAGTTAACTTTGATGATGAGGCAACTTGGGACTTAATTTGTTCTGGACATACTAAGGGAGTCTTTCAGCTTGAAAGTAACCTCGGTAAGTCTTGGGCTAAGCGAGTTAAGCCTAGAAATGTTGAAGAACTTGCTGCATTAATTTCTATTATTAGGCCGGGTACATTAAAAGCCATTCAAGATGGCAAGTCAATGACTCAGAGGTTTGTTGACAGAAAAAATCTGACCGAAGAAATAATTTACATCCATGACTCCCTTGAGCCAATTCTCAAGAACACTCAAGGAGTTCTTGTATACCAAGAGCAGTCTATGCAGATAGCGCAGCAGCTAGCTGGATTTGACCTTCAAGAAGCCGACAATCTAAGAAAGGCGATTGGTAAGAAAAAAGCCGACTTAATGGCTGAAATCAAAAAGCAGTTCTTATCAGGAGCAAAAAGGAAAGGCATAGTAGATGCGACGACAGCGGAAGAAATATTCAGTTGGATTGAAAAATCCAGCCGTTATGCTTTTAACAAGTCTCATGCAGTCTCTTATGCAATTTGCGCTTATTGGAGTGCTTACGCTAAAGCACATTATCCACTTGAGTTTTACTGCAACTATCTTGTGCATTCGTCGAGCAAGATAGATCCTCAGCTTGAAGTAAAACAGTTAGTAAATGATGCAAAAAACAATGAGATATACATCAACCCTCCATCTATAAAAGCAATGAATGCAAAAACTGACATAATCGACAAGGAGATCTATTTCGGTTTATTAGATGTAAAGACTGTTGGTGAAAGACAGGTGGATAAGTTCAAGCAAATTATAGAAGACAATGAAATTCGTATCAATAAAGACTTCAAAGATTGGTCTTGGTATGAATTTCTGGTTCTTGCTTCACCTAGCTTAAGTTCTAGGATGCTTGTTGCAGTGATATCCGTTGGGTTTTTTAGTCATCTTCCAGAATCCAGATCTAGGATGATTGATGAGTTAGATACTTGGAATGAACTCACCAAGAAAGAAAAGGAATGGGCGATTGATAACTTTCATAGATTTGATGACATAATAAGTTTGTTGATAGCTTTATCCCCAACCAAAAAAGAGGGCGGCGGAACCTTCAATTCAAAAAGGTCAATCAAAATAAAAGACTTAGTTATTCAATGCAAAACTCCTTCTTATTCTTTGAACGATGATCCAGAATGGGTGATCAGAACAGAAGAGCATTATTTAGGAGTCGCTCTTACTTACTCCAGAGTCGAAGCTTATGATACTAGGCTCGCCAACACAACGATAAAAGAGTTTGTTGATGGAAAGCGTGGAGATGTTAAAATAGCGGTAACGATATCCGAAGTCAAAAAGTGGGTTACCAAGAAAGGAAAAATGCAAGGGTCTGAGATGGCTTTCCTTTGCGTTGAAGATATGACTGGAACTCTTGATACGGTCACTGTCTTTTCTGAAAAGTGGAAGGAATACAAGAACGTACTCTATCCCGGAAATAATGTCATCATTTCTGGCCAAAGTAGTAAAACAACCAGAAGACAAATAGACGATGGGCTTGTTGTCCAAGACATTATAGAGCTTAATTGACAAGAAACACTCTGACATATAACATTTATATAAACATTAAAATATACGAGGAATAGATGAATACCATTTCTAATTACTGTCGTTTTATCGGGAAAATGGTCAATAATCCGAAACTAGTTGAGTTTGATGCCACTAGTTTATGCACATTTACTCTAGCGATAAACGAATATCGCAGAGAAAAGAATGGGGAAAAGAAAAAAACTGTTAATTATTTTGACTTCGAGGCTTGGGATAGCGGTGGACTTGCTATCAATAAGCATTGCGAAAAGGGTGATATAATCGACCTAGTCGCTTCAGCAAGAAACAATTCTTGGACTGACAAGAACGGAGAAAAAAGATACGCAACAAAGTTTAGGGTAAAAGAATTTAAGTTATTCAACACAACTAGGAATAAAGAACCTTCAGGTGTCGAACAATAAAAAAGCAATAGACGCCAAAGAGCTTGAGGAAAGACTTATCCAAGACAATTATGGATTAGTTATTTCGCAGGCTCTTCGTTTTTTTGAAGACCCCAACTTTGATGACTATGTTCAAGCCGGTTTAATGGGTTTGCTAAAAGCAATTAGGAAGTATGATAACAGTAAATCTCAATTTGTGAAATACGCTTCTGTTTGCATAAAAAACTCCATATCCAGATTGCAGAAAAAAATAGAGAATCATGGATCAAAAAAAGTACGTGTTGTAATAGAACAAGATAGACAGTATTCAACAAAAGAAAAAATAAAAAATTTATTGCCAGAGTCTATATCTGAAGATGATAAATTCATACTCAATTGTAGAATAGAAGGTTATACCAACTCAGAGATAGCTAGCTTTATGATGTCTAGCAAGAATGACATCAAGAGTAGAATAGAAATCATAATAAAAACTTTGCAAGATTACAATAAATGAGAAAAAAAAGAATACTATTTTGCGGTGAAGCTACATATCTTAATACTGGATATGCCACTTATCTTCGTGAAATTATGAAAAGGCTGCACGCCACTGGAAAGTATGAGTTAGCAGAGTTCGCTAGTTATGGAGAACAAGGCAGTCCAAATGCATCATCTATTCCTTGGCATTTTTACGGAAATCTTCCAGTAAATGATGAACAAAAAGAAGTATACGACTCAGTTCCCACAAACCAATTTGGTGAATGGAAATTTGAGGCTGTGCTTTTGGATTTTCTTCCTGATATTGTTTGCGACATTCGAGACTTTTGGATGCTTGAGTTTCAGGAAAGATCTCCGTTCAGACCTTATTATCATTGGGTGATAATGCCTACTGTCGATGCTTTTCCTCAAAACGAACAATGGTTAGCGACTTTTGCTAACGCAGACGGTGTCTTCAATTATTCCGATTGGGGGCATGACGTACTAAAGAAAGAGTCAAACGGCAAAGTTAAATGCTTAGGTAGCGCTCCTCCTTCTGCTGACGCTGCTTATGTGCCTGTAGAAGATAAACAAGAACATAAAATTAGTTTTGGTTTTGATCCGAAAGCAAAGTTTGTTGGCACAGTGATGAGAAACCAAAGAAGGAAGTTGTTTCCTGACTTGTTTGAGGCATTTAGATTATTCCTCGATATGTCTGAAGACAACGACACATACTTGTATTGCCATACTAGCTATCCTGATCTCGGTTGGGATATACCAAAACTTTTGAATCAATACTCTTTGTCTAGCAAAGTATTGTTCACCTATGTCTGCAATAGTTGCGGACACACTTTTCCTTCGTTCTTCTCTGATGCTAGAAGAAAATGCGGATCTTGTGGAAAGTTTACTGCCGGATTATCAAACGTGCAAAAAGGTGTATCTTATGAATACCTAGCAAGCACTATGAATATATTTGATTTATATATTCAATATGCAAATAGCGAGGGCTTTGGCCTGCCTCAAGTAGAAGCAGCGGCTTGTGGTGTTCCAGTCATGAGCGTTGATTACTCAGCAATGAGTAGCGTAGTAAGAAAATTAGGCGGAGTTCCACTAAAAACAAAAGCCCTATATAACGAAGTAGAAACAGCCTGCAATAGAGCAGTCCCAGATAATGAGAACACGGCAAGAGAGATTAAAAAGTTCTTTGATCTTAGCGAAGTCGAAAGAAAGTCTTTATCTAATACAACAAGACTGAATTTTGAAAAATACTATCAATGGGATAAGACAGCTAAAAAGTGGGAAGAATACTTTGATAGCGTAGATATTAGGCCATCAAGTCAAAGTTGGGGCGCTCCTGCTAGAATACATCAACCAGCAGCTCAACTAAATGTTGAGCTACCTCCTTCGCAATATGCTAGATGGCTAATAACAGATGTGCTAGGAGATCAAGAAAAGTTAGGAACATACTTTGAATCTAGATTAATACGAGACCTAAACTACGGAATGTATATTAATGGTGCTGGAGAAATGTATCTTAACGAAGACTCCTACAAATTTGTCAAGCCAAATTATGAAGAGTTTGGCCAAGAAGAAGCCTACGAAATGATGGTTGGCCTTTGTAATAGAAGGAACCAATGGGAACAAAAAAGGAAAGACCTTTTATCATGAAAGTCCTTTACATAGGTTGCTATAGAGATGGTACTGGCTGGGGACAAGCAGCTATAGATTACATACTTGCTATGGATCTTGCTGGAATTGATGTAGTTCCTAGACCAATCAAACTCAACTCTAGAAATCACCAGCCACCAAAAAGAATCTTGGAGTTAGAGGCCAAGAGTTCAAGCGGTGCGGACATATGTATTCAACATACATTACCGCACTTAATGGACTACAGCAATAAATTTAAAAAGAATATTGCCCTTTACGCCACAGAAACAGACAGCTTTATTGATTCTGGTTGGTCTAGAAAAATCAATATGATGGACGAAGCATGGGTGATAAATAACCAAATGGTTAAATCTTCCAAAGAAAGCGGAGTCAATATACCAATAAAGGTTGTTCCTCATGCCAGTGATGTAAAAAAGTTTTACAAAAAGTATGACAAGCTTACACTACCACAAGCGGAAGGAAACTTTGTTTTCTATACGATTGCGGATTTAAATAGAAGAAAAAATCTTGAATCTTTTATAAGAGCTTTTCATACTGAATTTGAGCCTTCAGAGCCGGTCTCAATACTAATTAAATCATCAAAGTACGGAATGGCTACAGAAGATACGGCAAAAAACATAAAAGATATATGCACCAAGGTGAAGTCTGGTATTAAAAAGTTTATCAGTCTTGATGCTTATAAAGAAGATTTAATAATCGCGGATTTTATTAATGATGAAGCAATTTGTGGAATACATGAAAGCTGTGATTGTTTTGTGATGCCTAGCTATGGAGAGGCTTGGTGTATTCCTGCTTTTGACGCTATGGGGTTTGGTAACACTCCTATCTGTACGAATGTTGGTGGAATGGCTGACTTCGTTGGAAACGCTGGATTCTTGATTGAGGGAAGACTAGAGCCTGTCAGAGGCATGACGGAGACTTTTGCAGACTTGTTTACTGGAAATGAAAATTGGTTATCTATTGATGAGCTAGAGCTTATGAAAGTGATGAGACACGTTTACGAAAACAAGGATGAGCTATCAAGGATGCGTCAAGAAGGTTTAGAGCAGGCACAGAAGTATTGTCATAAGAATATTGGCGATTTAATGAAGGGGTTGTTAGATGCTTAGTCCAATTACTTCGATAATTAGAGCAGCCACCAGAAAAAAAGAAGACAAGCTCAATATTCTCACTTTCCCAACGCATGAGCGTTATGAAAGCATGTTGGCTAAAACTGGTCATAACTTTTACGCATATCGAGCAGAAGGAATAAAAGACTGGAACGAGACCTATGCTAAAATTCCAGACAATTATATTCTTCTAGATCCTGCTCTTGGAAACGCTCAAGTTCCTCAGTATGTTGATTTTGATTTAGTTCTTTCGCAGAACAAGTTTGGTCAATTTCAAAAAGCAATACAGTTATCAAAGACTCTACACCTGCCCTTAATTAGCTTAGAGCATACACTCCCTATGCCTCAATGGGATAGCAATGTTATGACGCAAGTTAGGAATATGAGAGGTGATTTGAATCTTTTTATATCAAAATACAGCATCAATGCTTGGGGATGGGAAGATAAGAATGACACAAGTGTTATAACTCATGGCATAGATACAGATCTGTTCTGTCCAGCGGATGTTGAAAGAAGCGATGAAATCCTATCAGTTGTGAATGATTGGATAAACAGAGATTGGTGTTGCGGGTTTAATATCTGGAGAGAGACAATAGATGGATTGCCACATAAAGTTGTTGGCGATACGCCCGGTTTATCTAAGCCAGCATCTTCTACTGAAGAACTTGTCTCAGACTATCAAACTAGTAGGATATTTTTAAATACTTCAACAATATCTCCAGTTCCAACAGCCTTGATGGAGGCAATGTCTTGTGGATGTGCTGTAGTTTCTACTGCGACTTGCATGATTCCAGAAGTTATAAAACACGGAGAGAATGGATTCATAACAAACGACCCTAGAGAAATGAAAGAATACTTAGTCCAGCTTTTGAATGATGAAGACTTATCAAAAGAAATGGGCGAAAAGGCTAGGGAAAGCATTGTTTCTAGGTATTCTTCTGACAAATTTGTTACTAAATGGAATAAGTTTTTAGACATTGCGTCTAGAAAAGTTTACAGAGGCTAGTATGAAAATTAGAATAACTGTAGGTGCTAATGAGCAACTAAGTGGATATGTAAATATAGATCCAATTAGCAAGTTTAACGACTTAGCAATAGACATACGAGATTTAAGTGAAGTTGTAGAAAACTCTGAGTGTAGAGAGATCTTAGCTGAAGATGTTATTGATTTTCTTGAAAAGAAGGAATCGTTTACGGTAATATCAAATTGGATTAGTAAACTAAGACATGGTGGTAAAATAATAATCACTTCAGTAGACGCCCATGTGACTAGCGGACTACTATATAAAGGAAAGATAGAGTTAAGCGCATTCAATAAGCTTATACATGGAGACTTTACTGCTCCTTGGGATGTTAAACTTAGTCACACTACAATAGAAGAGATGTCTAGCTTTCTTATTTCTCAAGGATTAGTGATTAATAAGAAGAGACAAAATGGCCCAAATATGATAATAGAGGCAGAAAGACCATGACAGACGAATTGTTAGATGTATTTTCCGAAATGAAAAATTCGGGAACTAAAAAAGAATTATCCGATTTAGCGACTTCCTGTGAGGATTGTATTTTCCTAGAAGACCTTGATTGTAAGCTTGGTAATATATCGAAATACCGACAAAGAGGAGTAAAAGTATTACAATCAGAAAACAAGGAAGGTGAACCAACGCTAACTGTTGGAACTATATGTCATACATACAGAACAGACTTATGGGAATTAGCCAACGATGACGCAGAGGATATACTCGATGTTTTAGAATTGGAAACCGATCCAAAAGTTGGATTCTTCATCCTAGTAAAAAATGATCACGAAGGACTAGAAAGAAGTATAAAATCAATTCTCAACCAAGAGATATTTTCAGCAAAGTATATTTTGATAAGTTCTACCTATGAAACTGATCAAATAGAAATAATACAAAAAACACAGTCGATTCTCGAAGGAACGGAAATACCATACAAGGTTCAACGAATTCTTGAAGAGGAAGTGACAGACGATCAATTTATAGACTTGTCATTTTCTAACGCAAAAAATGGCTACTATTGCGTACTAGAATGTGGCCATGAAATACCAACTGATTTAATAAAAATACTACACAAAGCTTTGGTGTTTGATCTTTATAGCGTAGCTTATGTAGAGGGTTATGAAGGGATAAACGGAAGAACAGTACAATGCGCAATCCATAAGTTTCTTATTGGAAACAAAGGAGCGACAATAAAAACAAAGATATTAGAAGGGGAAGAATACGACAAGCAGCAAGCTAGAACAGAGCTGAGATCAGTAAGAAAAGATTCAATGGTAACAACTTGGGATAAACTAAGAAAATGAACCTACCTAAAGTAACAATATTAATTGCAAATTATAACGACGAAGATTATCTAGATAGATGCATCGAGAGTGCTGTAAATCAAGACTATCCCGGATATTTGAATATTTGTATTGTAGATGATGGATCTACTGACGGTTCTTGGGAAATAATTCAATCATATTTTGATGACAAAGACGGAGATTTATTAAAGAGGAAGCGGACTGGAAGATTCGGGTATACAGACCTGATTGCTATAAAAAGCAAAAATGGAGGTCCTAGTCCTGCAAGAAATATAGGAATAAATCACACGTTAGACAATACGGATATATATGCAATATTAGACTCGGATGACGAAATGTACGAGTACAAGATAAGCAGTTGCGTTTCGGTATTTGAAAAAGGAGATGGCGCTATTGGAGTTGTGTATGGAGACTACGACGTAGTACACACATCCACTGGAAAAATTATAAGAGAGTATAAAGAACCTTATAACAGAAGAAGATTAGTAAGAGAATGTATAGTGCATAGTGGCTCTCTTATACTAAAAGATGCACTAGTTTCTGTTGAAGAAGATACAGGTTTTTATGATGAAGAAATGCGCACTTGTGAAGATTACGATTTATGGATGAGAATTAGTGAAAAATACATCATAGCCCATGTCCCTAAGTCATTGACTAAGGTAAGAGTAACTGGCGATAACTCTTCTTTTATTGTGAACCAAGAAGTCTGGCAAAAAAACTGGACCAGAGTAATGGAAAAAATGCAAGCAAGAATAAATGGGCAATAGATTCACCACAAAAATCAAGAAGGGTGGATCGGGCTTAAAGCCAGAACATCCTCTATCGGTAGTCATTCCCGTAGCAGGTATGGGTCATAGGATGAAATCTTATGGTCCGAAGTGCCTGCTGCAAGCTAACCAACAAGAAACAATATTAGAAAAGACGATAAAGAATATAAAAAAAGAGTATCCTTTTTCAGACATAATAGTTGTAGCAGGTTTTGAGTCTGAAAAAATAGTAAAAACTTTGCCGCACGACATAAGGATTGTAGAAAATTATAATTATCAGGACAGCAACATAGTAGAAAGCATAAGGCTTGGCATTAATGCATCGTCATATGAAAATGTTCTGGTTATATATGGAGATTTAATTTTTAATGTTTACTCAATACGTCACATAACTTCAGATGGCTCCTGCATAATTGTAGATTCAAAGTCTAGATTCAAAGATGAGGAAATAGGAGTAACAGTTGTTGATGACCACGTTACAGCTTTTGCTTATGGGTTATCAAAAAAATGGTCTCAGATAGCATATCTAGAAGGCGAAGAATTCTTTGCTATCAAAAAGTTATGTTCAGATAAAAGAAAAAACAAACTTTACTTATTTGAGCTACTCAACATTATGATTAACAATGGACATAAAATAAAAGCAAAAGAACCCAAGGGTATGTTAATAAAAGAAGTAGATTCGTTAAAGGACTTATAATGGGAAATTATTGGGCTTGGCTTAAAAACAATTACAAATGGTACGCTTGGAAATATGTAGAAGATAAAGTCAAAGTCAAGCTTGGACCATTTCATACGATAGAAGAAGCTCAAGAAGCGGCAGAAGAATATGAAGATTCTAATAAGTAGTGACGGACCTCATGCTCATTATTATATAAGGCAAGCATGGGGAAAAGTATTATCCTCAATGGGACATGAAGTTTCTTTGTGGGATATAAACACAAAGAGTGTTTTTGATGCGTTTGATGAATTTGAGCCTGATATCTTCATGGGACAAACATATAATGTCACCGAAGGTTTAGTGAAGTGTATTAAAGAAAGACCTCACTTAAAGGTTGCAATGCGTGCATCTGATTGGGGTGAATTTCAAGACAATATCGACCTTGATAAGTACCCAATTCTTGTTGCTCAAGAAAAAGAAAAAAAATTGCTTGAGCGATTAAAGAAAGAGACTGGAAAGCCGGACTTTGTTCATAATCACTATACACAAAGCTGGATCGACGTGACGCATAATAGCTGGCAAGACAAGTTAGGTATTAAACCTGTTTCATTAATACATGCCGCAGACTTGTATGACTTTCATCCAAAGCCAAGATTAAGCGTGTTGGATTGCGATATAGCATTTGTCGGAGGTTACTGGCCTTACAAAGCGGAGCGACTTGATCCATACATTATCAGCTTATGCCATCCTGTTGGTGACTACGACATAAAGATATTTGGCTCTAACTGGCCTGTAGCTCAAAGTCATGGGATAATCGCTACAGACAACATGTCATCGCTGTTTGCTTCTGCTAAGGTCTGCCTGAACGTCAGTGAGCCTCACTCTCAAGACTTTGGTTACGACATCATAGAGCGTCCATTTAAAATACTATCCAGTGGTGGGTTTTGTATATCGGACTATGTAGAATCAATGGCGAATGAAGTATTTACAAACAATGAAATAGTCTTTGCTAAGACGCCAAAAGAATTCAAACAACTAATTGACTATTATGTTAATAACCCGAACAAAAGATTATCCTATATGCAGTCTGGTTATCAATGCGTCATAGAAAACCATACATACTTTGAAAGAGTAAAAACGATACTGCTAGAGCTAGGATTGAGCAATGAAGCTGAAAAATGCAATCAAGCTAAGTCAGCGCTTTTTGGAGATGAATAATGGCGACCCTAGTCACTGGAGGTAATGGCTTTGTAGGACAACACCTAATAAAGACATTGAAAGAGAACAGTTCTGTTTTTGGAAAGATAATTAATGTTAGCAGGAGAGAGTTTAAATCTCCTTACCTTGACATGAATTACAGATGCGATCTGGGTTCATCTGATTATAATGATCCTGAATTCTACTGTCTGCGTTATATTATGAAAACGCATGAGCCAGAATACATCTTTCACTTAGCGAGCAAAGCTACGGTAAAGATGGACGGCACTGAGCCATTCGATATTATTCAAGACAATATCTTAAGCACGCAGAAAATCTGTGAATGGGCGCCGAAAGGCGCTAGAGTGGTTCTTGCCTCATCAGTTATTGTCTATGGCGACTGGATGTTCCAAGAAGACGATGTTAGACCATACGTCGAAACGGATCGTACAGAACCAACTTCGATTTATGGAATGACTAAGCGAGCCTCCGAAGGAGTATTAAAATATCACACCAGCACGGAACAAATAAATGGTGTTTCGGCTCGTATGTGTGCTACTGTTGGGCGTGGTCTTACCCACGGAGTTGTTTATGATTTTATTAGGAAAATTCTAAACAATCCCACATTAGAAGCTTTAGGAAGTTTTCCCGGTTCTACAAAACCATATATGCATGTTGATGATCTAGTCAAAGCTTTATCTTTATTAGCCTTGAAAAAGAAAGTCAGCGGAGAGTTTAATGTAGTACCGGATGATGTTATAAACATTCAAGAAGTAGCAGAGTCTGTAATGGACGGCTTAGATGTTCATAAAGAAATAGAATGGTTGGGAGATGGAGCTAACTGGAAGGGCGACAATAAAATAATATCAGCGAGTAACCAAAAGCTAAAAGACTTAGGCTGGTCTCCAGACTACACATCCAAGCAAGCAATAAAAAAATCAGTAGAAGACTCAAAAGAATGAAAATTTTTTTCTGCCCTTTAATGCCAGTACAGATGCATGACGCAAGCTCTGTATCAGATTACCAATCAGACATGGTATTTCATGGGTTGGTCAAAACTTTAGGCAAAGACTTGCATACAAGCCACAAAATGTGGTGGCATCACAAAAAAGAAAAAGAATCAAGACCCGAAGAGTTCAAAAGAATATGGGGAAAAGGGTTCACTATGTATGGTCTTTTAGATGAAGACGAATACACAAGAGTAGAACCCAACCAAGAAGGCGAAGATTATGATGCTGTGGTGATTCCTATTCATCACACGTTTACCCAACAAGATACGATGTTA